CTCAAGAAGTCCCAGAAGTCCTTGAAGAAGTGGACAAAGCAGGAGTGGGGAACCAAGTCTGGCAAACCCTCTACCCAAGGTAAGAAGGCGACAGGTGAAAGGTATCTCCCGAAGAAGGCTAGAAAGGCTCTATCAGACAAGGAGTACGCTGCCACTTCCAAGAAGAAACGAGAAGACACCAAGAAGGGGAAGCAGCACTCAAAGCAGCCCAAGAAGATAGCTAAGAAAACAGCGAGGCATCGCAAATGAGTTTGACCGATGCAGAGAAGAACCGGCTAAAAAAGGTTGGTCTTAGTGGACTGAACAAACCAAAGCGCACCCCAAAGCATCCGTCTAAGAAGGCAGTTGTTGCTGTTAGGGATGGCGAAAAGATGAAGATCATTCGGTTTGGTGATCAGAAGATGGGGCATAATTATTCAGCAGAAGCGCGTAAAAGCTTCAAAGCCCGTCACGGTAAGAACATTAAAAAGGGCAAAACATCAGCCGCATACTGGGCGAATAAGGTGTTTTGGTCTGGCAAGGGTGGTAGCACTAAGAGTCCACCTAAGTCACAGAAACAAAAGTTTGGTCGAGACTGATGGCAATTAGTCGGGCGCAAATGGGTAAACAGATTAAGAATGCGCCAGCAAAGAAGAAGCGCGTTTTTAAAAAGAAACAAAAGGCTAGGAGGCCGTAATGGGGTTAAAACTTTCAGATGTTTCGCCAATAGCATCGCTCGTTAAAGGCGAAGGGATCATGGAGTATGCAGGCGTTCTCCCAGCTTACTTGACAGAAAGGCGTAAAAAGAAGAAGGCGCGAAGAGAAGAAGATCGCTTGGCCTCTGAAAAAGCTGAAGCGGATCGCATGGGAAAGGTCATGTCTGGCGCTACCACTATGAGTGCCGGAGGTAAGACACGAACAAAGCCTATTGATGGGATAGCTATCAAGGGCAAGACTCGCGGAAGAATGATCTAGATGGCTACCAGCGGCACGTTTACATTTAACCTAGATCTTGCCGATTCACTGGAAGAGGCATTTGAACGGGCGGGTTTAGAGCTTCGCAGTGGGTATGACTATAAGACCGCTAGACGCAGCCTCAACCTAATGATGCTGGAGTGGCAGAACAGAGGCTTGAACCTTTGGTCTGTAGACTTTGCTACACAAGCACTTACCGCTGGCACGAATCAGTACACGCTAGATGGCAAGGTTCTAGACATTATCGAAGCTTTTGTCAGGACAAGTGCGGGTGAGGTCAATCAGCAGTTTGACCAGTCGATGACTCGAATCTCTGTAAGCCAGTACTCGAATCTTTCAAACAAGCTAACGCAAAGCAAGCCGTTGCAGTATTACGTTGAGCGCAATGTTGACTCAATCACAATAAATGTGTGGCCTACACCTGATGATCAAGAGACCTATCAGTTTGGTTACTACTACATGGAGCGTGTCGAGGACGCTGGCAACTCAGCGGCGAACAACATAGACGTTCCTGCTCGATTCTTGCCCTGCCTTGTTAGCGGATTGGCTTATCAGTTGAGCATGAAGTACCCATCAGCGGGTGCTAGAGCGCAAGCCTTAAAGGCTGACTACGAAGAGCAATGGACGCTTGCCTCAGACTCGGATCGTAACAAAGCGTCATTGTACGTCTCTCCTGGGGGATATTCGTTTTGAGTTCATACACTAGAGGTAAGTACGCTTTCGGTTACTGCGACATGACTGGGTTCAGGTATCCGCTCAAGGACTTGGTGCCTGAGATTGTTAACCAGCGACCTACAGGATTTTTGGTAGGCAAGGATGTTGTTGATCCAGATCAGCCACAGTTGCAGTTAGGCAAGGTGCGGGTTGATGACCCTAGAGCATTAAGAAACCCAAGACCTGATAGAGGGTTAGATGAAAGCCGAATACTGGCTTCGTTCAATCCAGTGGGCCAAGTTGGCTTAGATTGTTCAGGTCACGTCGGTGTCGTTACAGTGGTGACAAGCTAATGGCGTGGACGTTCACAACCCTGAAGACAGCGATACAAGATTATCTTGAGACAAACGAGACAACTCTTGTTACCAATCTTCCTACGATAATTACTCAAGCAGAGGAGCGGATTCTTAAATCTGTTCAGTTGCCTAATTTCAGGAAGAACGTCACGGGTACGCTGACACAATCAAACACCTATCTAGAAACTCCTTCTGACTTTTTGTCGCCTTACTCGTTGGCTGTAGATAACAGTGGTTACGAGTACTTGCTGTTTAAGGATGTGAACTTCATACGGCAAGCGTATCCAACAGCATCTACCACGGGGATACCCAAGTATTACGCGATCTTTGATGACACAACTTTCATTGTTGGGCCAACCCCAAACGGTAACTTAACAGTAGAGCTTCATTATTTTTACAGGCCGCAATCAATCACCGTGTCTTCTGACGGCACAAGCTGGCTGGGCGATAACGCAGAAAATGCTCTTTTATACGGTAGCCTTGTTGAGGCATATACCTTCTTGAAGGGTGAACCCGATCTGATGCAGCTTTATCAGGCTCGATACGACTCCGCTTTGGCAGATCTTAGAGCCTTGGGTGAGGGTTATAGCACAACTGACAGCTATCGCTCAGGCGAAGTAAGGTCTGCTAGATGACAGCGGTTGGGCATGTTGGCAATGTTGTTGTTGCCACAACACAGAACAAAGGACACGACCCTGATTTCTGGGCAGATTCTGCAACAAAGCGTATTGTCAGTGTGGGTGAGAACAGTCATCCGTTGCTTGCAGAGCAGGCGCTATCTTTCCAAGAAGACATACGGAAGGTTATCGGTTATTACATTAAGGAAGCGATCAAGAGTGATCGGGCAACTTTAGCCGCTGAAGTTGAAGCTCAGGGTCAACCTGATTTGGCAAACATAATACGGAGACTTACATGAGTATCACATCTGCGCTATGCACATCGTTCAAGCAAGAGATTCTTGTCGGCACACATAACTTTACCGCTACCTCTGGTAATACTTTCAAGCTGGCGTTGTACACAAGCTCTGCCACATTGAATGCAAGCACTACTGCCTACACCACATCAAATGAGGTGTCTGGAACGGGATACACGGCGGCGGGTGCAGCTTTAACAAGCGTGACCCCTACCACGTCAAGCACAACAGCGTTTTGTGACTTTGCCGATCTCACGTTCAGTTCGAGCACGATCACTGCAAACGGTGCCTTGATCTACAACGATACTCAGTCAGACAAAGCTGTTTGTTCTTTAGCCTTTGGTGGTGATAAGACAAGCACCGCTGGAGATTTCACCATACAATTCCCAACGGCTGATGCCAGTAATGCGATCATTCGTATCGCCTAGCGATGGCAATTGTTAATGGTTGGGGCAGAGGTACTTGGGGCCAAGGTGCGTGGAATGAAGCGATACCTGTTGAGGTTACCGGCGTTGCTGGTACAGGCGCTGTCGGGTCTGTCACAGTCACGGCAGACGCAATTGTCTCTGTCACAGGCGTTTCTGGCACAGGGGCAGTCGGGTCAGTCTCGATCATTGAAGGGACAGGCGTTACGTTCTCTGTTACAGGAGTTGCTGGAACGAGTGCGGTTGGCTCTGTCACAGTTGCCGCCGATGCAAATGTCAGCGTTACGGGAGTCTCTGGTACAAGCGCACTGGGCACGGTTTCGCTCAAGTGTGATAACAACATTTCAGTCACTGGATTTGAAGCGACTGGTTCAGTCGGTTCGGTATCGGTTACAGCCGGTGCCGTCGTTAGCGTTACTGGCGTTGCTGCTACTGGTGCAACTGGCTCGGCAAATGTTTGGAGCCTTGTCATACCAGGTCAAACAGCAAGCTACTCGGTTGTATCAGACAGTCAAACAGCAAGTTACTCTGCTGTATCAAAAAGCCAAACAGCTAACTGGGAAGAGGTAGCGTAATGGTACGCAAGGTCAAGAAGGTTATTAAGGGATTAGAGAAAGCCTCTAAGACACACAAGAAACAAGCTGAAATGCTAAAAAAGCATGTGGCGTCTATCAAGAAGACAAAGCCTAAGACTAAAAGTCGGAGAAGATAAATGGCAACTTACGTTAATGATCTACGCCTGAAAGAGATATCTACTGGCGATGAGGCAGGTACCTGGGGCACCAGTACAAATACAAATTTAGAGCTAATTGCAGAGGCATTTAGTTTTGGCACCGAAGCTATTACGACGAATGCTGATACTCATACTACTACTATTGCTGACGGGTCTACTGATCCGGGCCGCAGTCTCTTCCTCAAATATACTGGCACTCTTGATTCAACTTGCACCATCACTATAGGCCCAAACACGGTCAGCAAGCTGTGGTTCATTGAGAACGCAACCAGCGGATCGCAGAGCATCATTATCAGCCAAGGCTCTGGCGCAAACATCACCATATTGAATGGTCAGACCAAAGCGATTTACAGCGACGGTGCTGGATCAGGCGCTGCGATGGTTGATGCGTTTACTGATCTATCTGTGCCTAGTATATCTACAAGCACCGCAGGCACATCTAACACTCGTATAGGAGTCAACACGGGCGATAGCATCACCTCTGGCGGCAACTACAACGTCTTAGTGGGTGATGAAGCGGGTACGGCCTTAACGACGGGTGATAACAACGTAGCCATCGGGTTTGAGGCGTTGAAGACTGAGGATGCTAACGGCGACAACGTAGCTGTTGGTTATCAAGCCCTCAAGACACTCAACGCTGGGGCTGATGCTTTTAATACGGCGGTTGGTTATCAAGCAGGTACTGCAATCACTACGGGGATCAAGAACACTTTAATTGGTGGACTTGCTGGCGATAACCTCACGGATGCTGACTTCAATGTTGCAGTGGGAATGCAAGCACTAAACACGGATACAAAAGGGTCACAAAACACGGCGGTTGGTGCTTTTTCTCTTAATACTCAAAACTTTAGTACCTCGACTAATTCTGCGAATACAGCCGTTGGCTATAATACTGGGGTAAATATATCCACGGGAACTAACAACACCCTCATCGGTGCCCTTGCAGGTGACGCTCTCACGGATGCTGACTTGAACGTCGCAGTTGGGGATAGTGCTTTATCAGCAGATACACTGGGAAGCAGATCCACAGCAGTTGGACGATCAGCACTCGCTGCTCAAAACTTCACTACAGCTACGGATACTTACAACACGGCAGTTGGCTTTAATGCAGGCACAGCAGTCACCACGGGAATTGTTAACACTATCCTTGGTGGCGAAGCTGGCGATGCTTTCACAACAGGCTCAGACAATGTTGCCGTAGGCTACAACGCTCTCACGGCAGATACTCTAGGAAGTCGATCAACAGCTTTAGGCAGATCTACACTTCAAAACCAAAACTTCACTACTGCGACAAACGCATTGAACGTGGCTATTGGATACGCTGCTGGAGATGCAGTCACCACGGGAATCCAGAACACCATCGTTGGTGGTCTAGCAGGTGATGCTCTGACAGACGCTGATTTCAACACGGCAGTAGGTTACGCTGCATTGTCGAGTGACACTTTGGGTAGCGCATCTGTTGCTATTGGACGTCTTGCCCTGTTGAGTCAAAACTTCACCACAGCCACAAACGCTTACAATGTAGCGGTTGGGGCGTCAGCAGGTCAATCACTAACCACGGGAGATCGTACAACCCTCGTTGGCGGTCTTGCTGGAGATGCGATTACTACCGCAGATGCTAACACTGCCGTTGGGTATGAGGCATTAAGCTCGGAAACTGGAGGCGAGGTAAATGTAGCAATAGGTTTTAGAGCTTTAAAGACTCAAAACGTAGGATCTGGATCAAATGTCAACACCGCTGTTGGGGCACAGGCAGGAGAAGCAGTCACCACGGGAATCCGTAATACCCTATTGGGCGGTCTAGCAGGTCTTTCAATTACTACAGGGGATTCTAACTGTTTTTTTGGCAAAGACGCTGGCGACAGCACTACAAGTGGCGGCAAAAACATTTGTATTGGGCAGAATACTAATAACTCTTCCGCTACTGGCTCTAATGCGATTGTTATAGGGCATGACATAAGTGGGTCAGGCAACGATTTTAGTTTTGGTAAAGCATCGAACATTGTCTCAAACACGTTTGATGCCAACGCAAACTGGTCGAGATCTTCTGACCAAAGGCTAAAAAAGAACATAGTTGACTCTACGTTAGGCTTGTCTTTCATTAACGCTTTACGGCCTGTGAAATATAATTGGAAGCCTAGTAACGAGCTTGATTCAACGGACTCTCAATTAGCGCATCTTTACAAAGAAGATCCCGCAGATAATGAAATGAATACTACAGTGACGATGCATAACTTTCTTGCACAAG